GATGAGAACAGCGCCAAAGTCCAACTGTCCGCTGACAGCTATTCGCCAGAGCTGGCCAATCCACGGCGGGACGCGACGGCGCTGACGATTGTGGAGGTGGACCTGACGACGCGGGCCGACCCGCTGGTCCGCGCGCCGACCTACCGGGTGATGAACCGCCGGGTGTGGGTGGGGGTGAACCATATAACCCTTTGCGGCGAGCTGAAGGCGCAAGCCGACCTCTGGCGGGCGCAGCGCTTTGTGGTCGATGCGACCGGGGTGGGAGAGGGAGTGGCCTCCTTCCTGGTGAATACGCTGCACGAGAAGGTGGTGCCCTTCAAGTTTAGCTCGGCCAGCAAGAGCCAGTTGGGCTGGCATTTTATCGGGGTGGTGAACGGCGGGCGCTGGAAGGAGCCTGCCCGCGACAGCCGGGACCCCGCCTGCAGCAAACTTTTCTTCCAGCAGGCGCGCCTGTGCGAGTGCAGCGTCTCACCCGGGCCGGCGCACCTGATCCGCTGGAGCGTCCCGGACGGGACGCGCGACCCGGAGACGAACGAACTGGTCCATGACGACCTGCTGATCTCGGCGGCGCTGTGTGTGGCGCTGGAGGATATTTACTGGCCCACGCCGGTCTCTGGCCAGCCGCTGGTCGTGCGCGCGAAAGATCCGTTGGAAGATATGCGGGGATTCTAAAAAAAGTAATTGTGCACGATGATGCACTTTTTGATCGATTCGTTTTGTGCTACAAACACGATCAGTAATTAGAAAATATGTTCTAGATCGTGTGGAGGTGGTATGGCGGAAAGGGTTGATGAAGAAGTTAGTGAAATCGTCACCAACCAGGCGCGGCTGGCGGTGGATGGGACGGTGACGGCTGGGGGCGAATTCGAGATTATGGCGATCACGGCCGGGGAGGGTAATGGCTGGCAATTTGGCGAAGATTGCCTCAAAGAAAGCGTTTTGCTGTGGGATGGAGCGGAGTGCTTTGTGGACCATAGCTGGTTTGGTCACAGCCTGCGCGACCTGGCCGGCCTGCTGCATTCTCCGGAATGGGACGCCGATAAAAAAGGCGTAAAGGGCAAGCTGAAACTGATGGGGCCTTCGTCTCCGCTGCTGGCGGAGCTGGGCAAGCAGATGCTATCCGAAGGGAAGCAGCCGGGCAGCAAGCAGCCGGGCAGCAAGACGCCGCTGCCTAAGGTGGGTTTCTCCGCGGATATTGTGTTCACGTCACAGGGGCGCAAGGTGCAGAAAATTCTGCGCGTGCTCTCCGTGGATCTAGTATTCAACCCGGCCCGGGGGGGCGCCTTCCTCCGTGCCCTGAACGCTGTCAACGGATTCGGAAACGGATTCAACGGATTAGGAAAAGGAGTGTTGAAGATGGCTGACGAGAACGAAAGCAATGTTACCAACCCTGCGCCGGCTTCGCCTGTGCAGGCACAACTGGCCGGCGATGTGGCGGCCGTGCAAACGCTGCTGAACGTGCAGCGCGAACAGGCCCACCTGGCGGAGAAGGCGCGGGCGGTGCGCATGCAGATGTGCGGCTATCTGCTGGATAGTGGGTTAGCTGCGGCTAAGCTGCCGGCGCCGGTGGTGGAGCGGGTCCGCAAGCAGTTCGCGGGCAAGGTGTTCGAGCCAACCGAACTGACCGAGGCCATCGAGGACGCGCGCAAGCTGACGGCGGAACTGACGGCCGGGCTGATTGCCACAGGCCCGGGGCGGGTCTCGGCCATGTTCGACAGTAACGACCGCTTGCAATGCGCGGTAGACGATCTCTTTGGCGTGGAGCGCAGCAAGGAGCTGGCCGGCGTGCAGGCGGCCAGGCTTTCAGGGATCCGCGAGCTGTATCTGATGCTGACCGGTGACCATGATTTGCATGGTGGCTATCACCCGGATCGGGTGCAGATGGCGACTACGACCGACTTCACCGGATTGGTGAAGAACGCTTTAAACAAGATCGTGGCCAACCGCTGGACGGAGCTGGGCCGGGCCGGTTACGACTGGTGGCAAAAGATTGTCACCGTGGAGCACTGCTCGACGCTCAACCAGGTAACCGGGATCTTAGTGGGCACGGTCGGATCACTCCCCACCGTGGCGGAAGGCGGGCAATATACCGAGTTGCCCGTTGGCGACTCTCCGGAAGTGGGCAGCTTCACCAAGTACGGTGGCTACATTCCGCTGACCTTGGAGCTGATTGACCGGGATGAAACCCGCAAGCTGAAGGAATACCCGAAGCAACTGGCAGCGGCCGGGCTGCGGAATGTTTCCGCACAGGTGGCCGGCATCTTTACCGCCAACGCGGGGGCCGGTCCAAACATGGCGGACGGCGGGGCGCTGTTCAATGCGACCGTGGTGACCACAGCCGGCGGGCATGGCAACCTGCTGACGGCAGCGCTGGCGGCTGCTCAGTGGGATGTGGTTGGAACGGCCGTTTACAAACAGCCGATGCTGGTGAAGAACCAGGCGCCCAATATTGGGGTGGGTCCGAAGATGGGGATCAATCCGCGCTACATGCTGGTGCCCAGGGCGCTGACGATTACCGGGCAGAAGATCCTCTATCCCAACTGGGAGAACACGGCCAACATCACCAGCGAGAACCAGCAGCGCGGGGAGGCCGGCGATGTGGTGACCGTGCCGGAGTGGACGGACGCGACCGACTGGGCCGCGGTTTGCGACCCGAAGGTGGCGCCGGCGATCTTCGTGGGCGAACGGTTTGGCTTGATGCCGGAGATCTTCATTGCCGGCGACAACCTGAGCCCGGCCGTCTTCACGAATGACGAAAGCCGCTTGAAGGTTCGGCACTTCCTGGCGGTGTGGGTGGCGGATTACCGGCCGCTGCACAAGAGCAACGTCGCCGGCTAATTGGTGACAGGGCGCGCTCCAGCTGGGGCGCGATCCGGCGCCAGCGTGATCCAAACTATTTTTTTGGCGATGCCAATTGTTGAAGGGGCCCGGCCATGGGGCCGGGCCCGCAGAGAAGGACGGCGAACTATGCAAGAGACAAAGGAGCATTACTAGATGATCGACAACAAGCACATGAGTCAATTCGTTCCGCCTGCGCAGATCGGGAAGACGGCCGGGACCTGGGCCGCATCGGTGGCGGCCAACGTGCCGCGCGAAACGCGGACGGCCGGGGCGGGCGTCTTTAGCCTGCTGGTGCCGGTGAACACGCAGCAGAATGAAAACTTCCGCAACGGGGCCAGGCTGAAGAGCATCGATGTGTTTTACAAGGTGGCTACGGCCGACTGCACCGACTTTGCCACGGTGGAACTAGAGAAGGTGACGCTGCCGGCAACCGGGGCAGCACCGACCGGCGCAACGGTGGCTGTGACGATGGACGCCGGGCATGACACCGCAGGCGAACGCAAGGTGCAGGGCGACCACACCATGACGGTAAACGTCGATGCGCCGGTCTATCTGAGCCAAAATGAAGCACTTATTTTGAACCTGGTAATCGACCCAGGCGCGACAGCGGTCGTGACCCTCTACGGGGCGCGGCTGAACTTCGATCTACGGATCGACTAACTGACGGGAAAACCCGGCCGGCCAAAAAATGCTAGTCAACGGCAGAGAAGGGTAGCGATCTACCCGGCCGGCCGGTTTCCAAATTACCAATTTCTGTTCCTCTCTTTGGTGGGTCCTCTTCCTGACGGGCAGGCCGGGGCCGGGCGAATGGGTAAGGTCCCGGTTCTGCCAGGGGAGAGGGCACAGTTCTCAGTGAAGAAAGGCAAATCAGCATGACAGAGAATGAGGATCAAGAGCAACCGAAGCAGGATCCGAAGATTGCCTTAGCGAAACTCAGGCAGCTGCTGGGGTCGCGCAAGTTCTGGGCGGCGGTGGCTGCGCTAGGGATCGTGGTGATGAAAGCATACAAGCCGGATTTTCCGGTGACGGAAGAGCAGCTGAGTAACCTGCTGTATGTGATCATCGCCTATATCATGGGCACGGCCATCGAAGACGGCATGCGCTCATCGCTGACCAGTGGGGTGTAAAGATGTTCATCCCCGAGGTCCCTCCTGCTATTCCAGCCAGCACGAACCCAGCGCAGCTGATGGCTGCCTGTGAGGTGTGCGAGGTGGAGCCGGGCGAACTACTGGCCTGGGCTGTGAAGAAAGACGAGTTGGTATTAATTTTGCCCACCGGGCAAAAGGTCAAATTCCTGATCGTGGGGGAGTGGGTAAATCCTCCGCTGCCGTGGGAAATGGAAGCTCCGCCTGCCGCGGATCACCTGCCCAAGGTGGGAAGCTTTGACCTGCCTCCGCTGTTCGAAGATGGCGGGCTGCCGCCTGGATCGGTTCCACTCTTTGAGGATGGCGGGCAGCCGGTCGTGCAGAACGAGCCGGATTTGCCGGCGAAGCGGAGCCCGGGCAAGGGCAAACGGGGCTGAAGCAGCCCATCACCGACCCGGGCCGCAAGGCCCGGGCTTCTTTTATTTGGTGGCACGATCGACGACCAGGTTGGCCAACCCTGTCACCAAAGCATGGTGACAGGTGCAGCTCTCCGGAGCGGACCAGGTGCCACCAAAGGAGCACCATGAGAAAAAGAATCATCAGCCTGGGATGGGGGCGGCAGTCGTTCGCGCTGGCGGCGATGGCTGCACTTGGAGAGATTCCGCCGGTCGATCTGGCACTGCACGCAGATACCACATTTGAGCATCAGGGTACGTATGCTTTCGCTCAGCGGTGGGCCGGCTGGTTGGGGGCGCATGGGGTGCCGGTGGTGACGGTGCGGCCGGTGGAGCCCAGCATTTTTAATAAAAATGGCGGGGTGCTGCTGCCGGTGTATACCGGTCATTTCGCAGTCCGTGGACAGTTTCACCGGCAGTGTACTGACCGGTGGAAGATCGGGCCAATGCGGCGGCTGATGGTGAAGAGCCGGAAGGATGGGGTAGATCTGCTGATAGGGATTTCCAAAGACGAATTCAAGCGGATGAAACCCAGCAACCGGAAATACCTTAATCACCAGTGGCCATTGATTGACCTGGGGCTGACCCGGACCGACTGTGAAAAATGGCTGGAAAGCAAGGGGCTTGAAGTTCCGCCTAAAAGTTCCTGTGTCTTCTGCCCGTACCAGAAGCGGAGTTACTGGCAAGTGATGGCCGGCCAAGGTGGAGCGGACTGGTCGCGGGCCGTGGAAGTGGATGAATTGGTACGAAAGGCCAGGCCGCCTGATGATTTATTTATCTATCCTGACCGGGTTCCACTGGTGGAGCTGGCCGGCCGGCCGGCTGCGGTGGATGGTGAGGATCTATTCGAAGACGAATGCACGGGCATTTGTGGAGTGTGAGATATGGCGACTACTTTAGCAAGCATAACGACCCGGGTGCAGACAACACTAATGGACACCGGGGCCAAGGTATGGGACACGGCGACGGTTACCGAGGGGATCCGCCTGGCGATCGGTGAGTACAGCCTGGCCAACAAAGCAGCGGTGACGCTGCAGGGGCTGGACGCTGCGCCGGCGACGACGCTCAACGCGCTGCATGACACAGTGATCGTGTGGGGCGCGGCAGCCTATGCGGCGCTCAGCCGCACGGTGGACCGGGCGGACACCTACCAGGACACCGGCGACGCGCCGGCAGCCTTGAAGAGCTGGGGAGATACGCGGCTGCGGGAATTCAAGGGGATGCTTGGGTTCCTCTTCCCGGACTACCTGGTAACGATCAGCGCGGGCGGCAGCTCGGGGGGCGGCGAAGACCCGACGAAGGTGGCGGCGGAAGTGGCGCTGCTGGAAGCCCAGCAAAACCTGGTGCAAGCGCAGTCGAGCGGGACGCCGGCGAAGATGACGGCGGAGACGGCCAAGGCGCAGGCGGAGAAACTGCTGGTTGACGTACAGGCCAGCCTGACGACCGCACAGAGTGGGGTGGTATCTTCCAGGAACACAGCGGAGAATGCCTTACTCGGCGCACAGAAGGACCTGGCCGCAGCGCAGAGCGCGGCCGTGCCCACCAAGAACACGGCGGAGAACTCGCTGCTGAACGCACAAGCCAGCCTGATAACTGCACAGAGTACAGCCCTGCCCACCAAGAACACGGCAGAGAATGCCTTACTGGGCGCACAGAAGGACCTGGCCGCAGCGCAGGCGGCAGCGGTACCCACCAGGAACACGGCAGAGAACTCGCTGCTGAACGCGCAGGCCAGCCTGGCGACCGCACAGAGCGGAGTGGTGGCCTCGAAGAACACGGCAGAGAACTCGCTGCTGAACGCACAGGCCACAGCCACCACCGGCGAGGAAACGCGGGCGGCCGCGGCGGCTGCCCAGGCAGCCGCCGACCGGGTGGCGGAGGCGGCCCGGCTGGCCGGTCTGCGAACGGGAACCACCAACCCGCATTGGGGGAACTGGGCGGATGCCGGCGACATTGAATATAAGGACGGCTACGACAGGGAATAAGCTATGGAAACGATCCGGATCAGGGATTACTACATTCACGCAACCATGACCATCGGATTAACGCCAGGCGGCAACTTCGTTGGTTTTGGCGGGGCCGCGCTGATGCCTTCTGCTGGGGAGGGGGCACTGGTGGAACAGGTGGTGATGGTGCAGTTCAAGGGCACGCAGGCGGAGATCGAGGCCGCGCAGGCGCTGCTGGGCCGGGCACTAGAAGACGCCGCGGAGCAGGCCACCCGGCCGGCCGGGCGGCCGGTGTACCTGGAATGCCAGGTGGAAAGCGGGGGCGAGTTCTGGCGCAGCCAGATCTTGAGCGGCCGGCTGGAGCTGGTGGGGGCGGGGGTGGACCAGCGGCCAGATGGAAAGCAGGCCGGCAAGCTGATCTTGCAGCGGGCCAACTGGTGGGAAGCCTGCACGGAGCTGACGCTGTTTGCCAACCAGACGGTTTATAACCATTACGACTCGCATGGTGGGCACCGCAACTGGGCGGAAGATGTGATGGGGCCGGAGGGCGACCAGGACCTACCCGGCTCGGTGCGGCTGGTGTATAGCCTGGTGTCGTCGATCACGGCACCGTTAGGGATGTTGGTCAGCCAGGCCAAGAACTACGGCGGGTTCTTCTACGAAGGCGAGGAAGGCGTGGTGGGGGCGGGGGTGACCGGCACGCTTACGGCCGATGCCAACGGCAGTGAGGGCAATTATTTTAACCTGGCGTGGAACGGCAGCACGGAAACCAGGCTGTGGCATATGGAACTGGACACAAGCGCGGTGGGGGCGATGGGGGGCGGGACCTACCGGCCGGTGATCCGGTTGGGAGCCTCCATCTCAGTCGCGGCCAGTGAAAAGATGTGGGCCAGGTGGGAGATCGTCCAGGTTTTCGGCGGATCGACAGAAACGGTGGTGTACGAAAGCCCGGGGGCCTACCTGGAACCAAGCCGGTGTATGCTCTTCGGCCCGGCGCTGATGCTGCCGCCGTGGTCGATGGATTGGGCCACGACGGCGCCGGTGCTGCGGCTGGTGCTGAAGGTGACGGCAGCCGGCGGGGGCGCGCACGCGCTGGCGCTCGACTGGGTGGACTTTGCCCCGCTGGATGGCTGGCGGCAGTATGAACCGGTGGCAGGGAACCACGGAATCAACATCGAGGACCGGGGGCAGATGGGCATGGCCGGGCCGGTCGGGGCCTGGCCGACGCACAGCATTGAAGGGCCGGGCTTCCAGGTGTGGCCGCTGAAGGGGCGGCACTTTGCCTTTTACCTGTACACGGTGACGCCCACAGGGCAGGCAGCTCACGCCGGCTGGCAAGGACAGGCCAGTGCCTACTACCGGCCGCGGCGGAGGATGCTCTAATGGATATCTCCTTGACCCAGCGGGATTTTTCCGGGCCGGCTCGGGAGGAAGCGCTGTTGTGGGAGGTGCAGCGGCTGGAATGGCGGGCGGTGGGTGGTCCGCGGACGGCCAGGCTGAAGGCACGAGCGGGGCGCGGCCAGGCGGCGCTGGGGCAGCTGTGGGCGCTGGCGGGGCTGCTGCGCTATGGGATCACGATCAGCGATCAGGGGCCGGCCTGGTGGGGCTTTATCGAGACCGTCGAACTGCATTGGGTGGCGCGGGTGGCGCGGATCTCGCTGGATGAGCTGTGGAACCGGTGTGCGGTGGAGTTCTTTGAATACAACCCGGCCATCCCGAACGGCACGCGCGGGCTGACCAGTATCCTCTCGGATGCCGGCTCGATTGGCGCGTATGGCTACAAAGAACGGATCTTCCGGGCGGAGCACTTTATGACGCCCACGCAGGCGGCAGCCTACGCGGCAACGATGTTGAACCAGCGCAGCCTGCCGGCGCAAAGCGTGCAAGTGGACCCAGCCGGGGTGAATGAGACTGAACCATATGCCGTGGTCACCTGCCGGGGCTGGTGGGAAACGCTGAACTGGCGTTTTTACAATGACGGCCGGGGGCGGATCGGCAACACGACGGGCGGGACGCGGGTGGTGATTCAAGCGCCATTGAGCGGGTGCGCCTGGGCGGAAGACTTTGCTGCCGGAGCGGTGGGCTGGTCGGCGAGTGAAGTGTGGATCAAACTGGCCAAAGTGGGTTACCCGGTTGATAATATTAAGCTGGATCTGTGCGCGAACAGTGGCGGGGTACCGGGCGGATCGCTGGCAACCGGGCAAGTATGGGGAGCGGCAGTCAGTCAGGAACTCGATTGGTGTAAAGTTACGCTCAATGCGCCGGTGGCATTAACTGCAAACTCAACCTACTTTTTACAGATTACGCGGACAGGCGTCACAGATGCAGTGAATTATTATGTGCTCGGCGCGGATGCATCGGGCGGGTGGGCTGGGGGCCGGCTGATTTTCAAGACAACTGGAGCATGGGGCGTCTACGTTCCAGAAAGTGACCTTGCCTTTCTGGTGATCGGCTACCAGGATAACGGGGCGCTGATGGGGCGGATCCTGGATGGATCCTTGGGCTGCGGCCAGTTCCTGAGCGGTTACCGGGTGGAAGCGGCGATTGGGGTAGAAAGTCCACTCTACCATGACGGATCGACGCGCGGGCGGGATGAGCTGGAAGAGCTGCTGAAAACGGGCACCTCGGCGGGCGTGCGGCTGCTGGCGACAGTTACGCCGGCGCGGCTGGCCAGGGTCTACACTCAGCCGGCCGCGCCGGCACCTGGGAAATGCCGGTTAGCGGTGGGTCCGCGGGGAGAGCTGGCGCACATTGACGGCAGCCGGTTGATGGTCAGTGAATGGCCGGCCGGTCAGTGGGCGCGGCTGGGGGAGCTGGCGGCGTCGTCTTCCGTGCTGGGTTACGGCGGGTCGGTGTTTATCGAGGGCTGCTATTGGGATGGGGCGACGATGAAGGTAAGCCGGTGATTGGTGACAGCCGCGGCGCCCTGGGGCGCGATCGCGGGCACCAATCTCCAATGGTGACAGGTGCAGCTGCTCGAGCGGCTGGCCACGGTCCAAAAGAAGGGCCGTCAAAATTTACACATTCAGAAAAGGAGTCTCTAATGCCAAGCACTACTATTCAATATTTCGAATACGCTCACCTTCCGGAGCATCTGCAGAAGATCAGCAAGCCGCTGCATGAGCTGGCTCACCTGATGGAAGACACGCTGCCGGATGGGCCGGAGAAGTCGGCGGGCATGCGCAAGCTGCTCGAAGCAAAGGACTGCTTTGTGAGGGCCGCGCTGCCTCCCGTCAAAACTGAGGGGTAGGAAAAAGGAATCTGCTTTCCGGTTTCCGGAAGTACAAACGATTATGGATTAGGAGGCAGTATGTTTAAAAATTTGCTGGGCCGGCTGTTTAGCCGGCCGTCATCGACCACCCGGGCCAACCTGGCGGAAGCGGAAAATACCTTCACGCTGGGGGCGCGGAGCTGGCACAGCGAGGACCGGGACCGGTTCGACTATGACCGGGAAGAGATGCTGCGGCTCAGCCTGGAGGCCTGGCGGGTGAACCCGCTGGCGCGGCGGATCGTGGAGCTGACCACACAGTATGTGGTCGGGGCCGGGCTGCGCATGCGGGCGGACCATCCGGATACCCACCGCTTTTTAGAAGAGTGGTGGAACCACCGGCTTAATCAGCTGCCGATGCGGGCGTATGAGTGGTGCGATGAACTGACCCGGTCTGGTGAGATTTTCCTGCTGGTTTCGACCGACGCGGCGGGAATGTCCTATGTTCGCGCGGTGCCGGCGGCGGATATCGAAGCGATCACGACGGCGGAGAATGACGTGCAGCAGGAGCTGGCCTATACCCAGCGCGCAGCCAACCCGGGCGAAGAGCCGGTGACCTGGCCGGCGTATGACCAGGCCGGCGACCTGCAGCACAGTGACGGATCTTTTACCACCGTCATGCTGCACTATGCCATTAACCGGCCGGTGGGCGCAGTGCGGGGAGAGTCGGATCTGGCGCCCTTGCTGCGCTGGCTGAGCAGGTATGCGGCCTGGCTGGAAGACCGGGCAAGGTTGAACCGTTACCGGAACAGCTTCCTCTTCGTGGTTAAGGGCCGCTGGGCGGACGAAACGCAGCGCGCGGCCCGGCAGGCGGCATTGTCCGCGGTGCCTCCCTCGCCTGGCTCGTTCCTGGTGGTGGACGAGAGCGAAACGTGGGAAGTGCTTAACCCGCAGCTGGAGAGCCAGGATGCCGGCGAGGATGGGTTGGCGCTGAAGAAGATGATCGCGGCCGGGGCGGGGCTGCCGCTGCACTTTTTAGCGGAGCCGGAGAGCAGCAACAAGAGCACGGCTGAAAGCGCGGGTGGGCCAACTTACCGGCACTTCGAGCAGCGGCAGGAGTTCTTTACCTGGGTAGTAACGGACCTGGCGCGGGTGTGTGTTCGCCGGCGCGGACAGGTTTACCGGCGGGTGAAGGATAACGTACAGATCCAGGTGACCGGGGCGGACCTGAGCGCGCGGGATAATGCTGCGCTGGCGATTGCTTTGACCAGCGGCTTTTCAGCGCTGGCGGATATGCGCGACCGGTGCATGATTGATGATGCGGAGCTGCTGCGGATGGCGTACCGGTTTGCCGGCGAGGTGCCGGATGTGGAAGCGATCCTGGAGCGCGGGCGCAAGGCTGGGAAGCGGATGACCTCCAACCCGAGCGGGCTGCTGCCGGGTGAGAAGCCAGAGCCTGAAAGCGATTCATCGGGGGATGGGTCAGGGGTCAAGCAGCCGGTCAGTACCAAGGTGATCGACCGGGAAAGCGGAGAGGTGAAAGGGGTCGCGGGGATTGTGTAG